CACCAGAACTACCAATCTGAGCATAGTCACCAGAACTACCAATCTGAGCATAGTCACCAGAACTACCAATCTTAGCAGAGTTGTTACCGTTATCATTTAAGTCCGTCTCTTTTTTTAGCTTTGCTGGTGAAGTGACATCTTTTATCCATTCGACTCCAAGGTTAATAATGTCTGCTAATTTCAGCTCAGCCTTTACCTTAATCTTTGAGGAGCAAACTTTTGTAGAATTTTCTCCCTTATCAATCTCGCCAGACTGCTCTACCTTTGCAAAACGAGAATCGAGCATATCGTAATGGTCAAACACTTCTAACGGAGACTCGCAAGCGTGAAATCCTCTCTCACAGCACTTAATATCTCCGTCCATTTCGTACTCTTTACCGACCTCGTACTGAAATCTTCTGCACTTTAAGGATTTATCAAAGCCTTTATAGGCAATAATTTTCTTTTCCATATTGATTTTTTTAGTTATCTTTATAATTCTTCTCGAAATGAGGACACCTCCCAGTTTCCTCTCGATACTCAACAGGCACCCACCAAAGCGGAGCGTCTGGAGGGTCAGGCAAGTGTCTCTTGCAATGGTTACGGAGTTTACAAGCTACACCAAAACAATAGGCGTAATCATTTTTAATTTCGTTGTTCATAAGTTTTTAGTTTCTAAATGATTTTTCGTTTCCAAAATTTATAATATGTGCCATCTCTCTTAATCTATCTGCAAAGCGTTCATCATAATAACCTGAGATTTCGTTAGCTGAGAGGTTTGATGTTGAGATAGTGCAGAACTGTTCTTGATATCGATACATCATGATATCTGTAACAGCAGTGATGATATCTCCGTAGTTCATACTCTCACGTGGTTCTGCTCCAAGGTCATCAATGCATAAGACTTCCACATTTCGTAAGAACTTGTATTCTCCCACAGCTTGACTATTTTCCTTTGTTGGGTTATTATATGTCTTTGCAAGTAGCACTAACTCTTTTGCGGTGACTATTCTAAAGCCTGTGTAGGGGAGTTCGTGCATTTTATTTTCAGGTGTATATGTACTATCAGAGTGAACATAAGCATATAAGGCTTTAAGTGCATACACCATAGTCGTTTTCCCATTACCCTTATTTCCAGACAAGAATAAGCCAAATTTACTATCGTTTGACACCAGCCATTGTGAGATTTCCCATATATGCTGTTTGTATTCATTAGTTGCATTGAACGTCCTCATTCGTGCTGTAACCTCGGCTCTACATGAAGCATACAACATCGTATAAACTTGTTCCGCCGTGTAAGGTAGCCTAAAACGTTTCGGAATACGTTTTCTTTGCATCAGCTTTGAGTATATTTCCTCTACGTCCAGCTTTACTGTCGGATCTAACTTTATCATTGCTTACGATTCTTAACCAGTTATTAAAATGTCTTTTTGCATCAGAGAGGTCTTCATGTCTCGTTTTTCCATCAGCAATACATTGTAGTTTGAATTCATCAAGCTTTGCTCTTATTTCTTCAGCTGTCATGTGATGCAATGCTTGTAGATTATCAATCCAAACCTCAGCAGACTTTAATTCGTTTATCTCATCATCCAGGGTGAGCGCTTCTAATACAGACTCCTTATTAATGATATTTACTTTGCTTATATGAGTTATTACTTCTTCGGCATCTTTCTCAAGGCAACTAAACTCATTGACACTGGCACCACGCTTACAAGTTCTATTAATATTCACATACCTTTCTTGAATACCTTTGGAGGTAAGAATACTATTAGTTTCAAAAAGATTTTTATTGAATAGTCCAACAGTCAGACAGCAATTAATAACCTCTTGTATATACTGCTCATCGTAACCAGACAACTCTGAGATAACAAATGGCAGCTCTTCATCCCACTTTGTGTAATACCCATCACGGTAGATGATGCAGAGTAGGAGAGTGTACACCGTTATAGCTTTACCACCTTGATAGCGGATTAACTTTCTTATCTTGATGTCTTGAAAGAAATCAATATCGAAAGGGAAATATTCAAGACCTTGTTTTATAGCACGACCCATATTATAAATAATACTTTAAGTAGTTATCGACTTCATTAATGAAGTCGTCAAGAGAGTGACAAACTACGTATTTATATTCTCCTTTATCCGTTACGATTCGTTCCCATTCTTTTTGTGAAGCACTTTGTCTTCCTGAAGCAGTCTTCATTTCAATAAGTAATGCGCCATAGAAACGATTAGGGGCAAGGAGTATTAAATCAGCAACTCCAGCGACAACGCCTTCTTCTTTTAGCTTAGCAGCGGTGCGTGCATCACGCTTTCCACCATTTGGTACTGCAAACAGCCTACCTTTTAAGCTTTGATGTTTGAGGTTGAACCACCGCACACAAGAACATTGTATGCGGTGTTCCTCATCAGAAGGACGCTTGCGCTTTGTAGCTACTTGCGCAGCTACTAATTCTTCAAGCGTCATAGAACTATTGGTTTTTATGCTCAAAAACATCAATGAAATTCGTCTCTGAAATAGAGATAACATCATAATCAATCAATGTCTTTTCCATGACTTCCTTAACATAAGCACGTGCTTTGTCAAGACTTGCAGCCTGAACAAGATAAGTTACAGGGGTACGTTTTTCCTTATCAGTCTTTTCATCTAATGTGATGAAAGCAAGTTTTGCCTTAAACCACTTATCGTCAGTATCGATATCACTGAAGAAAGTCTCACTATAGGCAGCAAGCTTAATAGCCTTTACCCCAAACTCACCACTTACGTAGTGTGACATTTCTTCCGTAATACGCTTCTCAGCTTCAGAGAAACTTAAAGCCTCTACCACGTACTGTTCTGTGACCTTTTTGTCCCGACCATCTTCCATGGTCTTGTCATATCTGACTCTTGTTTCAAACCAAGTGCTTGTTCTATTTCTCATATCTTAGTTTTTTGTCTTAAAACTATTGATTCATTTGTTTCTTAAGTTTCATGCTGAGCTTAAGTCTTGCAGTGGCACAAGCTGGAATAGGAACCTGCTTACCATGTAGGTAAGATATCCTTTCCTTTGTTTTAACAAGCTTAATGGTTGCAAAACCACGAAGTGAAACACTCTCACCCTTAATGAGTGACTTCTGAATAGACTTGAAAATTGCATCATAAGCTTTTATAGCTTGTGAGCGTGTAAGGTTAGTTGTAGAAACAACCTCTGAAATGATTTCGTTCTTTGTCATTGTTTTAATATTTTATTTAAAAATGGGTTTATACATTGTAACAGGGATTAAGAAACATATCCGTAAGTTGGTCGAAATACATCTTATCCGTTGGAATATCATCTGTGGATGCCATTATCTGATTAGCTACAGACCGTTTATTCTGTATGATGTTATAGAGAGTATGGTCAATAGTTCCACGACCAATGAGATAATAGCATGTAACATTGTCTTTCTGTCCGATACGATGCGCACGGTCTTCACATTGACAACAGTCAGAATAGGTCCAGGGAAACTCACAAAATGCCACGTTAGATGAGGCTGTAAGCGTAAGACCGACACCTGCAGCTTTGATAGAACAGATTATTAGCTGTGCTTGTCCTGATTGGAAGGCATCAACGGCAGCCTGTTTCATCATCATGCTATCACGACCTGTAACTGTAACCGCCTTTGGAAATGCCTTTTTCAATTCATCTACAATCTCATGCAGAGAGCAGAACAGAATAAGAGGCTTTCCATTTGCAAGAAACGTGCGGCAGAAATCGATAGCTTGTTTTACCTTGCCTTTGGCTGCTATCGAACGTAGCGCCATAAATTTAACAAGAGCTTCCATTCGCATTTTGCGAGCTACCTCATAATCAGTACACTCCTTGTATTCACGTAGATAAGTAGCAAGGTCCTCTGCTGCACAAGCATACTCCTCACTATTTGATATATCCACATAGAGGTCGGTACGTGTCTTGTCTGGTAACTGTGTGAGCACCTTTGCCTTTTCTCTACGTATCATACAGCGAGAATACAGTTCAGAAGAAAGCTTGTCGAGGTTTTTTACCTCGTCTGGCTCCTGGCTTCTGTTCTCTCTGTTTAAGTCTCCACCGCCATACTCTTGCAAGAAATGTGTGCGTCCTCCGAACTCTGGTAACCTGCCCATGATAGACAATTGTGCGATGAGATCAGCTGGACGATTGACAACAGGAGTACCAGATAGCAAGATGCGATAAGGCTTACCCTCTGCTATGCCTCGTGTGAAGATAGTCTGTTGTGCTGATGGGTCTTTAACCCTGTGGCTTTCGTCAATGATGATAGAGCGAAAGATTTTTATTGCAGGGTTGAATACAACATCTTTCAGTCGGAATGAGCCTTTTTGTTTGATATCCCAGACAAAGTATTTGCGCAGACTCTCGTAGTTACAAATGGCTACATGGTGCATTCTCATCTTAAGGAGATATGGCCACGTTGTCTGTACAGCATTTTCAAGTACAAGTGCTTTCTTGTTAGTGAACTTCTCGAACTCACGCTGCCAGTTAATCTTAAGTGATGATGGACAGACAACAAGGCATGGATAAGCATTTGCTGTATCAACAATGCCGATGCTTTGTAAAGTCTTACCTAATCCAGGCTCATCCCCGATTAAGAGACGTTTCATTTCCATTCCAGCTAAGATACCCTCACGCTGGTATGGATAAGGTTCTATTTTGAGATTATGTTTCAGTTCTTTCATAATGAATAACACCAGTATTTGTATGCTAAATCCTCATACTTTTCTCTTCCACGGCTGTAGACATCGTCGCCACGTTTTATAAACTTCTTAAAAACTCTGTTGTTCTGCTTTGATATTGCGTATATGAAATCATTATCACTGTGTGCGATGTCCATGTACCAAGCACGGCTACGGTCCCAATCGAAGAAGTCTATTGCATCATTGAACTCCGCATCCGTTGAGGCTGCTGTTGTTTTTAGGTCTCCTCCGAAGTGAGCTGCCTGTAACCACCAATCCCACTTGCAACGAGTGTCAAGAGTGAAACAGAAGCCGCCGTTGTCAAATTCCTGCGCCTTGTTCACCATGAAGCGTTGCGTGTCCGCTATCTCTAAGACCTTTGCGAGAAATGGGTCATGCCGTGCTTCTGCACGTAAGGCACGTTGCATTTCACGTGCATGTAGCCATATTTCTTCATCTACAGGCTCACCATCTACCAGTTTATTGATGAAATCAACTCTTGTGGGTTCTGTAATTAAGGCATCTACTATGCTACCGAAGTAGAAAGCTGCCTCACGGTCGCCATATTGAGGTCGTGGGTAGAGTTGTTCTTTAAGTGCAGTGAGGTCAGAGTTGGAGACCTCACTGCGGTTATAGTATTCATCTGGATTATGAGTTGTCATGGTTATTTTGCTTTTACTTCATCCTCATACCTAACATGCGGTGAATTTATGAATTCTGCATTAACCTTATCGTTTGCATATTTCTCAACAGCTGTAATCTGTTTCTTGAACATCTTCGTCAAGTCCTCTACACTCATATACATACCGTCCTTACTCCACCAGAATGAAACGATATTGATGATACCCTCTGCATCAAGAGCAACTATCTTTTTCTTTACAGAGGTCTTAGGAGTATAAGCAGGGGTAGAGACGGAGGCAGAATCGAAAAGATTACCTACTTCCTGTGCTTGCGACTGAATTTCCTTTGCAGCCTTGGCTTCCTCTTCCTTACGCTTACGCTCTGCTTCAAGTCGTGCAGCCTCAGCAGCTTCTTTTGCCGCAAGTTCCTGTTTCATGCGTTCTTGTTCCTCTGCATTGGCTTTTGCCATGCGTTCGAGTTCGGCATGCTTAGAATTTAGTGCATCTACGATAGTATCTTTATAGTCACCAATCTCTGTAGTGTATTGTTCGTTGAACTGTGCAAGCAAGCGTGATTGAACACTTGCACGAATTTTAGCAGCCTCATCTGTTGATAATATCTGTGGAATAAGAACAGAGAGTGTAAGATGGTTGAACAAATCAGCAGGCATTGCTGTAGGATAGTCAACAATCTTCACGGACTGTGTATCGAAGTTCTCAAGTGTAAGTGATGTGTTGAGTGTAGTTAGTTCATTGATACGTTGTGTGATGTACCTACTAAACAACTGTCTGAAATCATCTTCTACATCTGTTTCATATTTTGTGAGTGCCTGCTGCTTTTGCAGCTTCATCGCCTCTTCACGTCTGCGCTTATCTTCCTCCTCACGTTTCTTTGCTGCAAACTGATTACGAAAAGCCTGTATCTGATTAGGTACGTTTCCTGCCTTGGTTGGGTCGATAGAGTTTTCCATACCTGTAAACTCGGTACGTATCTGGTCAAACATCTTCGTGATTGGTGAACGCTGCTCATTCATGAGCTTAACCGTCTTGCGTGATTTCTCAAGATAGGCTGCACAACGCTGGTCGAGTTCATCACTCATACCTTTCTCCTTTATTTCGGATAGCAGTTGAGCACCAGCATTAGTGCAACGCACTGAACGCTGTTGGTTTTCATTGTAAATCTTTGGTGCATTTTGTGCTATCATCTGCACATTCTCTGGGCGCACGATACTTAATTCTGTACTCATAGTTACTTATATTTTGCGATTAGAAAACATCATCATTAGCAGTACCTTCTGCGCTTGCTGTCTCAGTAGGATTTACGACAACACCATCAGAAGTATCCGCAGCTGGTCCGAAATTCTCTTCGGTCTGGATAACCTCGCCTGTAGTGGTGTCCACAACCTCACCAACTCCGTAGATGTCATCTTTAATTTCTACATCCTCGGTTTGCTGAGACTCCAATTGAGTACCACGACCGATACGAGCCTTTGGATAAGTCTTGAAAGCGTGCTTGATGAGTTTCGCAACAAGGAAGCCTTTATCAATCTGTCCACCATCAGCAACATATAAGTCATTGGGCTTACCGTTCACAAACGAATGGGTGTTGTCATCCCATTTGCGATTTTGCCTTTCACTGTAGGTTTGCAGCCGTTTCCAGTCTTCTGGGAGCAAAACGGCATAATCAGTAGAACCGTCATTTCGTGTAATCTTCATGAATGCAGCTACAATCTCGTTGGAGGCGTGGGGAAGACGGCAGGTGTAGTTCACAAACTTGTTACCATTCTGTTCTCCGAATTCGAATCCATCTTCCTTATACACTATGACGGGATTGTCAGCGTGGCGTATCTGACCGCAGCGAGCACGGAGAACGAGTTCTCCATAGCCTGACACCGTAAGCACGCATTGTGTAACGTACAACTTTTTCCCGTCTTGCCCTTTACCGATATTTACGGATCGTGATTGTAGGTATGCTTGTGCTCGTACTCCAGGCTCAACACTTAAGCCTGATATAGCAACATCAAGGAATGACGTGAATATTGAGAATTTACTACACTTGGTACGTAGGTCTTCCTTTTCGCAAATTATGCTGTTGAAAAATCTGCTCTCTCTCTCGTAAGCAGCATCACCACTGACACCTGTTGTGTTAGCCCACATTGTGTCATAGATTTGTACGAATTTCTCTCGTACTCTTTCGTCTGTAATAATCTCTGTACTTTTTAGAGCATTAATTTCTTCGACTGTAAGATTGATTTTACTCATAATTTTGTTGTTAGAATTGAATATATTATTTGTTCTATAAATAGTCCTGTTCTGTTCGTTGGAGTTCTCTCAATCTACGTGTAGAGTACTCCCTTTTCCCAGGGCGCACACATGGATGAATCAAACCATTTTTACGCCACCTATCAACATTACCACGTCCGAATGTCTTATAAGCCTGCCGTTGGCTTATCATCTCAGGCTCGTTTTTATCATTCTGCAGAAATGATGTTATACGAGCTGCAAGGTCATTCATAAATGTATCGTAGGTAACGACCTTGTCAGAGAATACTATTTGCATCATAGTTTATCTTTTAAGTGTTGTTTACTTCGTTTACGTTTGTCTTATCTGCTGATGCCCGCCTACGCCCAGCTATTAACCAAACTATAGGTAGCAAAACTCTTGATTTCCACAATCCATACACCCGGTTGTTAACCAAATGCACAGCGCAGAAAGAGCGCATGACGCACGTCACGACGTAATAACTTTCTTAATCTTCCTCAATAAGCTCCCTAATGCCATTGAGTTTTTCATTTTTATTCCAATGTTTAAATAATTGGAAAGAAATGTAACCAAGGACTGCGCCTATCAACTTACTAACAAAGAATATTGTAATATCCTCGCTGTCAGAAAATAGCAAGAAGATAGTAACCATTGCTAATAGGAATAGCACGTGAAAACGCCAGTTTAGGTAGATTGCTTTGTTCATAATTTCTTGTTTATACAGATTGGTAAATTTGCGTACTCAACATACGCCTTATACAACTTACAGTATCGTCCGTTGATGCTGTTATAACCATCGGTGCAACTTTTACATTGATTAGGCATTGTCTATTCCGCTTAGAAACTTATTCACAAAATAAACTTGCCCTTTACCAGTAACTTTTACCGTCTTGTTAATGATAGCAGAGCCGTCTGGTTTCTGAATGACTGTCTTTTTAATTTCAAACAGACCTAACTCCATTGAGTATTGAGTAGGCTCGTTGAAGCATTCGCCAGTCTTCTTGCACAGGTATCCATTTGCACGAAGCCACTTGAACAGTCTGCGCTGTCCTGTATCCACTCCGTTCTGCTTGATGAGCTTTGCAAGTTCACCTACCAAAATAGAGTCAGAACTTGCCGTGACAGCATCAGCGAAGATAACCTGTGGACGAGTTTCTTGGATTTTCTTTTCAGCTACTAATCGCTTTTGCTTTTCATTCTTAAGCTCTGTTGCTAACTGAATAAGAAAGTCTGGGTTTTGAATAGCCTTCTGGAGAGTATCGTTAGTCATATACGCACCATGCTTGCGGATAGTTGGCAGAACCTCGCTTGTTATCCACTTACGGAATTGTCTTGCTTCTGTCTTGCGACTGTCAAGGATGACATCATATAAGCCATCTTCGTTTACGAACAAGGCTTGCTGTGTTCCTCCTGCCGTTTCAAGGGGGTAATTTGAAATGACCTCCTTTGTTAGTCGCTGATTAACACCCTTTGCCGACAAGCCTAATGCTTTACATACGTCAGCAAGACAGAACTGCGGATTTGCTTCTGTTCCAGCAACACGGATGTTACCAAAAGCAGGGTTGTTGAATACTTGAATTGACTGCATACGTCAGAACTGCTTGATAAAACCTAACTCTTTTGCCTTCTGACGAACTAAGTTCTGTACGTCAGAGTCGCACTTCCAGTGCATAGCGTTATAGATAGTAGGCTCGCTAACATCGAGAATCTTTGCAAGTTTTTTCTTGCACCCTTTTTTTAATTTAATCGGTTTTCTGTTTGCCATTATCGTTTTTATTGTTTATATTTGCAGACTAACTATTAAATACCTCTATGGTATTATTTAGTTATCTAAACTATTACGGTGCAAAGATAGATAATTATCTGTAAAATCAAGATAAAAATTAGATAATTTATCTGCAAAAGTATCTGTTTATACTATTTCTAAATAATTTAGTTATGGAAGAGACTGTAAAAGATAGACTTACAAGGTTTAGACAATATAAAAAGTTAGGACAAGGAAAGTTTGAAAAGCTCTCAGGCTTGTCTAATGGATATCTTACGCAATTAAGAAAAGCTCCTGGCTCTGAAAAGTTACAGAGAATACTCTGTGCTTTTCCAGACCTTAATAGGACTTGGCTTTTAACAGGCGAGGGTGAAATGCTGAACTCTACCGCTCATGATTCATCTATGGAAGTTTCTCAACTCGCACCAGACTCTGATGTGCATCTCATTCCTCTGCTTCCAATCTCTGCTCAGGGAGGTTCTCTGAATGATTTTGTCGCTTCTGTGAAGTTTGACGACTGCGAGAAGATTGTTTCTCCTATCAAAGGAGCTGACTGTGCGATTCCAATAACAGGGGACAGCATGGAACCTGAATATCCCAACGGCTCTATTGCCGTTGCAAAACGCATCAACGAGCGTGCGTTCATTGAGTGGGGACGTGTCTATGTATTAGACACTTGCAATGGCTCTGTCATCAAACAGCTTTTTCCATCAGACCATCCAGACACCGTAACCTGCAAATCAATCAATTCGAAATACGTTCCTTTTGAAGTCAGACTGAAGGACGTGTATGGTGTCTATCGTGTGTTGATGTGTATGTCGTTGAAGTAATTTTGTATGTAAATTATTTCTTTATGGAAAATCGTGTGTATAAGTGGAGTAAAATAATTGTAGCGTTGTTGTTTATTGGAGTTATGTATCTGATAGCAGAAGGCAATCGTTATCAATACATCAAATTGTCAGACGGAGATACTTATGCTGTCATTGACAAATGGACGAGAACTTACAGGGTAGGAATATTCGACTTTGAACAGTATCCATACGACTGGCAAAGACACGAATTTATGCCGCAAAAAATAGGTAAGCGTTAAAATAGATGTTTAAAGGCTTAAGTCTATGATACTGAGAGTATTTTAGGTTCTTGGATGTATGAAAAGAATATAAACAAAAAAATATTATTGAGATGAACAAACAGCTAATCTATTCATATATCTGTGAGATAGAAGCAGATTTGAAAGACTTAATACAGAATAATCGCTTTTCTGAGCTTATTATCTGTGAAATTATAAATGAGGCAATAATACAGATACACGAAATAGGTAATAGCTCTATGTCTGACGAGGAAACGGCAAAGGGGGTAGTAGCCCGAAATATAGAATCTTTTTACAAACCTAAACATCTTCTAAAAGTTGAGGACAAATATTGGAACTGGGACGAACGTCTACAGTATGGATTTAGGGGACGCATCATGGCAACTCCTGATAATCTCATGAGATTCAGGATGGCTGTTGATATTACACGCAAGGAGGTAAAAGAAGAAATGAATGCTATGCTCCATGCTGTTAGGAATGCTTCTTTTAACCCTAAAACAAAATGTAGGAAAAGCAAATATATATCTGTTTCTACAGCTTGGAGATTGGTAATCTTGGTTTGTGTTTTTATTTATGCTTTTTTATATGCTTATCAGCATCGATATATGAGAATGCAAGGTGCTGCAGTTATGGATACATGGAAAGGAACTTTACTAGTTCCCAATGATTTTGGTAAATATGTTCCATTGAAGCAATAATAGCAAGACTACGAATTTGAACTTGTCTATTTCAAAGATAACTATAATCTGGGATAAAGTGTAATCGAAATTAAGCGATGTTGGTAAAGAGAATACTTTTGTTATTTATAGCTTCTATGTGCTTTTTGCTTTCCTTCTCACAAGTCCATATGACGGCACAAGAGAAAAGTAATTATAAAAAGCAATGGATTGATATGTGTCGCACCATAAATCAGCAATGTCCTATACGTGTTGATGAAGTTACCGAGTTACGCTCGATGGTGTTCTATGATTGGATTGTAACAACTAATTATGTTACGAATATAGACTGGAGTCTTTTCGAAGAGGCTGAAAAAAAAGAGATAATGTATAACATGAAGATTAATATGAAGGCACAGCTGAAGCAACTATATGCAAAAGGTAAATACAGCTTTGGAATGAAGAATTTTTCAGAAGTATGTAAGTTGTTAGGTCTAAAATTCCGATACAACTATATTGATGAAGATGGAAGATTAATAGGAGTTGTGACTTTGGATTATAAAGATTTTAGGTAGAATTAACTTAAGAGTAATATGAACAGTCAATTTATTAAGTCTGTATTTATCGCATTTATGTTGTCTACAACTTTATGTGGCATAAGTGCACCAGCAAAAAAAGCCGTAAAAGGAACTACACAAATTGTTTATGTATGTACAGGTCCGAAAGCCAGTACTTATCACAGAACTGTAAAATGTAGCGGTCTTAACAGATGCTCGCGTGAAGTTGTGGGCATTGATATAAACAAAGCAAAATCAATGGGTAGGCGAGCATGTAAAAAGTGTTATTAAAAATATAAATCAATGGAACAAAAATCATTAGACGAACTAAAAGAAAGTTGGCTGTCAGCTTTTCCTGACAGTACACACCCATTTGACACAAAGCGTTTTATACGCTATGCTATTGAGCTTGCAAGAGTGAATGGCGCACTGGACCACTCAGAGATGGAAAGCCGAGGTATCAACCTTCATCGACGGGAGGAATATCAACGGCAGTACGAATTTCTGCGAGATGTCCTTGAAGTGCTTGATGAGAGATGAGAGCCGCCCTCACGACGTGCGAGGCTTTCTCTGCATCTTCTCTTGACGTGAAGACGTTAGCGTTTTTAGATAGAAACTCGACAACGAAGTGACGAGATCGCTTCCAACTCTTGCAAATTGAATCTATTGATTCGGGGAGAAAGTCTCCCTCACGTAAATACCAGTATTCTTTCATGCAGCAAAGGTAGGAAAAAAAAGTGCAAATAGAAATCTTAAGGATAGATTTGTTACAAATAAGGAGAACTTCTTGTCAGTATTCAACAGAAGTGGTGTTTTAAGCCTTTAAATATCTTCTTGTGATAAAGGTATCGTCTTTTGCATTTAAAGCCGTCAGAGCGAAAATAAACAGCCAAATAAGCGATTTAAATTTATCATCTCCATTGCACCACAATCAAACTAAACAAGATGAATAAAACATTAAAAAACAATAGAAAACATGGTTTACTTACACAAGCCGTCTAACTGCTTTATTTTAAGCAATATTTTTCTGCGGCACAAGCAGCAGTGGAAGAAATGAAGTAATTTCTTAGAAATATAGTATATAAGGCGGTGTATCACGTGTTTACGTAGGTATGCCGCCTATTTTTTACGTAAACCTTTTTATTTAAAATCTTTTGTGTAAGTTGACCTTATCATCTCTTTTTTACGGAAAAATAATAAAGTGAGTTTCTGTTAAGAAATAAGACTAATTGAACGAAAAGTACTTGTTTTTGTGTATTTATTGAATTAGTTAATTTTCTGCAAATGTACGAATTCAAATTTGTCAATTTATAGAAGCTTTATAAGTAACTATATCTCATCAGTTTTAATGAGTAACTTCTGTTTAATTGGATAATAGTTATAATTTATATGTTATGTCTTTTTTGCGACTATTTATATAGGTTTATGGACTCACTAAGGATTATATAATTTTTTTATTTTTATATCTATCTTATTTGCTATTTAATTTTTATTTTTTTATATTTGCAAATGAACTTTTAAATATGATAGTGATATTGCTGGGCTATCTTAACTTTCATGGTATTATAGATTGATATTTCTATCAAGATAAAATATATGCTGTAGGAAAGCCTGTAAAGGTACTTGTTCAATATTGTGACATTGCATATCATGTATAAATCTATTTATGAAGTAATATAAGAATAAATGATATTATTTACTATAAATTATAATTATGAGAAGAAATCTTTACTTATGTGTTTTATTTTTATTATGTGTAATAACCTTAAGTGCGCAATCATTACCAACAGTTGTTGGAGTACGCTTTGGCGATAATTATACTTCGTGTAAACGTGTGCTTGATAAACGTTTCAATGGAGGAAAAGATAGTTATCAAACTTCCCCAAACAAGTTAACGTATAATGATGTCTCGTTTGCAGGCGAGCAATTTGACTATGTGGATTTTGAGTTTCAAGCGGAAGGCAATGCAACATATTTGTATTATATATCCTTTGTTAGCCGTTTTAATTTAAGTTCAGATGAATACGCAAAACAGCAGAGAGATAGACTATATACAGTTTTCTTGCAGAAATACGAATTCAGGTGGAGCGGTACAGATAAAGATGGTTTTAAATATTATATTTTTGGTCATTCTCCCAATAATAGAGAAGATGGCTTTATAAATATAAGAACTTTAAAAAGTGAAACAAATGGTGGAGAAATGAAATACTGGACAATTTTGAGATATGGACCAGTCAACTTTGTTAATCCATCTGATGAAATATAGTCATGTATGATAATGATAGAAAGCGATTAGGACTTGCAGAAGGTTTTATAATCATTTTGCTTATAGGGATTATTACGTTATTGTTTTGGGTAAGTTCTCTTTCATCCCACTTAGATGAAGTAGAAGTGAAAATAGAGGAGTTAGAGCAAACTGTAGGAGGCAATAGTTCTCGAATAGATGATTTAGAAACTTCTGTAGAAGAGATTGAATCTCAAATAGATGAAATAAGAGATGAACTCAACTTGTAGTATAAAATTTATAAAATCCATAAAATATAACTTATGAAATTAGTTGCTATCATTTCATTATATCTGGTATTGGCGAACGTATTTACGGAGAGCGGTAGCGGTAACAGTACCAATTCTGTTGTATATATATGCACTGGACCAAAAGCCGAGACTTATCACAGAAGTAAAGGTTGTCGTGGTCTCAATAAATGTAGCGGAACTATAAAGGTGCTTTCTATGTCCAAGGCAAAGGATATGGGGCGAAGGGCTTGCAAAATATGTTATTAAAAATATGAATCAATGGAACTAAAGGATTTTATCAAACAAGTTTTGTCTGATATTGCAGGAGGAATTACGGAGGCGCAGACAGAGAATGAAACAACTGCGTGGATTGTTCCTACACACATTATAGGTAATAATGTTGAGAAAGTTCGTACAACAAAAGGTTATGTTCCTGTATGTAATATAGACTTTGATGTGGCAGTTACCTCGGAAACCAATACTAAAAGTTCGGATGGTATGACAGGTGGTATTAAGGTAGTAGAGTTGTTCCAGATTGGTGGAAAGTCACAAGAGGTAAGCTCTGCTATACAACAGAATGTGTCAAGGGTCAAGTTCTCTATCCCGATGATGCTTCCAAGTACCTAAAAGAAACTCGAATGAAATGTGATAAGCAAATAATTTGAAAACCTGAAGTTTTTGTGTATGCCACGTGTTTTCATGTTGAGACTAATTAATAGGAACATTTATCTGCGGCACAGGTAGCAGTGGAAGAAATGAAGTAATTTCTTAGAAATATATTTTTTAGGCGGTATACCATGTTTTTACGTAGGTATACCGCCTATTTCTTATGGTTTATAAATGTATAGAGGTAGAGTCTTTACCTTTCGCTCTCACTTCTAATTTACTAAGTTCTTTACAACAATCTTACTTTATACCAAAATGCAATTTATTAAATCAGCGTTTATAGCACTTGCGTTGTTCTCTACGATAGGAGGAACGACTGCTTCTACAAAGAGAAATACGGATATCCAGTCTGGAACGGTTTACATTTGTACGGGTCCAAAGGCAAGAAAGTATCATTCAAGCCCAAATTGCCGTGGTCTTAATAGATGCTCTGGCAGTATAAAAGGCCTTTCTGTGAGTGCAGCAAAGTCAAAAGGCTTTACTCCTTGCAGGATTTGTTATAGATAGTTTGTTTATAAACTATGTTTGAAAACATAGCAAGAGGTATGTAATATGCAATCTTGAACCTTTATAGTTAAGTGTAAAGCAACGCTTTTTATATTCGTTATCTACTTTTTACAACTTCTTTTTACTATGAGTAGAAGGCTCTTAGTGCTATACACTATGGTTTAAATTATGATAGAATCACTTTTGCGTGAGAAGAAATATTAATCTTGCTAACGTAAGAGTTGGGTGCGTCTAATAATTCTGTTTATATGTTGTTCTTTGAGTAATGAAAAGTTGTTAGCTCTTTTAAAAATGTAGCGATATAACTATAGTATTTTTAATTTCATTTTGCTGTCACTTTTAACACTTCATGCAAACGTGCTACAAATCAGTAGGTTATAAGCTATTCTCTTGTGACACGAGTGACAGGAACTTTCATTTTGGATGTTTCTTTTATTGTAGATAATCAGGGATATTGGAATGAATGTGAGAAATAGCGTATTCTGAGGCGGATTCGTTCTTGGCAGTAAGGAGTTTAGAGGTGTTTTCACAGTTACGGCACATCTTATTTTTCTCCATAGTGGATGAGCCACAATAGCCCTTTTTATCATGTCATATCATCGAGCGGATACTTAGCACCAATGGTGCGGACGGTGAACACCAATAGTGCGGACGGTTATGACACGTAGAATCACTAAGGATAATAAAACATGTTGGTCACGAATAAGCCTAAAGGAGAATAGAGGTTTACCTCATAAATATCTATAGTAGTATCACTTTAAATGGCCGATGAAACAAAAAAAAGGAGTGTGCCAAATGACACACTCCCTTTTTATATTAGTTTCTAAATACTAAGCCTTCGCCGAAGCTGTCGATGATGACAGGCTTGTCACGGTTGACTGTACCTGCAAGCAATGACTTACTGAGGTCGTTCAATACGTAACGTTGGATAGCTCTCTTGACAGGACGTGCACCGAACTCTGGGTCGTAGCCAACATCTGAAAGATAGTTGATGGCTGGGTCGGTCCACTGAAGTTCAATACCCTGTGGCTCTAACATATCCTTAACTCTCTCCAACTGTAGACGAACGACATCACCAATCTGCTCTTTTGTCAATGGCAAGAACATGATAGTCTCGTCGATACGATTGAGGAACTCAGGACGAATCGTCTTCTTCAGCATATCCATTACCGCAACTTTTGCCTTGTCGATTACCTCCTCACGGTTAGTATCGTTAAGATGTTCAAACTGTTGCTGGATGTATTGTGAACCAAGATTAGACGTCATGATGATAATCGTATTCTTGAAGTTCACTGTTCGTCCCTTATTGTCTGTCAGATGACCATCGTCCAACACCTGCAGAAGGATGTTGAATACGTCTGGATGTGCCTTCTCAATCTCATCAAAGAGTACAACAGAGTAAGGCTTGCGGCGTACAGCCTCAGTCAACTGACCACCCTCATCATAGCCTACATATCCAGGAGGCGCACCGATGAGTCGAGTTACACTGAACTTCTCTTGATACTCGCTCATATCAATTCGGGTCATCATAGACTCGTCATTGAAGAGATAATCAGCCAACGCCTTTGCCAACTCCGTCTTACCAGTACCTGTTGTACCTAAGAAGATGAAGGAAGCAATAGGCTTCTTCGGGTCTTGCAATCCTGCACGTGAACGACGAACAGCGTCTGCCACGGCTGTGATAGCTTCATCTTGTCCGATGACACGCTTGTGTAGTTCATCCTCCAAGTGGAGCAGTTTATCCTTCTCACTCTGTAACATTCGTGTGACAGGAATACCTGTCCAACGGCTCACAACCTCAGCGATATCATCTGCTGTAACCTCCTCGCGCACCATTGCTTGCCCATCTTGTGTGGCTTGCAACTGCTGTTGGATGTTCTTGATATCGTCTTCTAATTGCTTTAGTCGTGAGTATCTAATCTCGGCAACACGCTCGTAATTACCCTCACGCTCGGCACGATCAGCCTCATACTTGAGCTGCTCAATCTCTTGCTTGTCCTGCTGAATCTTATTCACCAGTCCACGTTCGCCCTCCCACTTTGCACGGAATCCATGTTCCTGCTCTTTGAGTTCAGCGATTTCCTTGTCGAGTTGTGCAATCTTCTCTGTGTCGTTCTCGCGTTTAATAGCCTCACGCTCAATCTCAAGTTGCTTCAATCTACGACTGATTTCATCCAACTCCTCTGGTACAGAGTCACGTTCCATACGCAGTTTTGCAGCAGCCTCATCCATCAAGTCGATAGCCTTATCTGGCAAGAAACGGTCTGAAATATACCGCTCAGAAAGCTTAACAGCTGCGATACAAGCATCATCTTGGATACGTACCTTGTGATGATTCTCATAACGTTCCTTCAATCCACGAAGGATAGAGATAGCATCCAACTCGTCTGGTTCATCTACTAATACGGTTTGGAAACGACGTTCAAGCGCCTTATCTTTCTCAAAATACTTCTGATATTCATTGAGTGTTGTTGCACCGATAGCTCTCAACTCACCACGTGCTAAGGCTGGTTTAAGGATATTTGCTGCATCCATGGCACCTTCGCCACCACCTGCACCAACCAATGTGTGAATCTCGTCAATGAAGAGAATGATGTTACCATCAGCCTGCATCACTTCCTTAACAACGCTTTTAAGACGCTCCTCGAACTCACCTTTATATTTAGCACCAGCCAACATCGCACCCATATCCAGTGAATAGAGTTGCTTGTCCTTTAAGTTTTCTGGCACATCACCACGAACGATTCTCTCTGCTAACCCCTCAACGATAGCTGTCTTACCAGTACCTGGCTCACCAATGAGAATAGGGTTATTTTTTGTACGACGAGATAGAATCTGTAATACTCTACGAATCTCCTCATCACGACCAATCACTGGGTCGAGTTTTCCTGCACGTGCATCCTCGATAAGGTTGCGTGCATATTTCTGTAATGACTGATAGTTCTCATCACCACTTTGCGACTGTACCTTCTGTCCTTGTCTAAGGTCATTGATAGCAGCTGTCATTTCCTTCTCTGTACAACCCGCATCTTTCAATATACGGCTTGCGGTTGAGTTCACAGCAAGTAGGGCGAGTAGCATCGGTTCGATACTAACGAATTCATCACCCATCTTCTGGGAGGTCTCTACTGTACGCTGCATCACCTGATTAGTTTCAGAAGAGAGGTAGGGTTCACCACCAGATACTTTTGGTAAGTGGCTCATCTCATTCTGAATGGCAGTCTCTACAGCTTGTGCATTGACGCCAATTTTCTGGAAGACGTAATTTATTACGTCCTTTCCTTTATCCATTAC